TCACGCCGCCTCGTCGAACAGCACGCCAATCGCTTCAAGCATGTGCTGGGCCTCGGTCAGCGCCTCATTCACCAGAGACTCCAGAGACCCCTTGATGGCCCGGTTCCAGCGCTGGTAGGTGCGCTCCGTAAGGCCTTGGGAATCCCAGTTGGTCATGTCGTAGTTCGACTCGGCCAGGACGATCATCTCCCCCGGCTTCACCTCAGCCAACGCCCGGGCATTCTTGTTGGCGCGCTCAATGGCAGCGGCAGCAGCCTTGTTGCGCCAGTCCCACTGCCCTTTACCCTCGTTCTCGCGTGGCTCGGGCGCTGTGAACTGGGGCACCTTGCGCTGAATTCCCTTCGTTTGCTGCGGTACCGCCCAGACCAGAACTGCCTGCTGAGTGAAGCGCTTCGGCGCCGGAGTTGGCACGATGGCAACCAGCCGCCCAATGGAATCAATCTTGCGCCCCTTATGCGTGCTGTACTTCGCCACCAGGGCATTCCAGTGTCGCGGGGTGAGCTGGGCATGCAGCAGCTTGTGCACGATCGAGTCAGCCAGCAGCGCGGCATCCTTCCCCGATATTTCCCCCTTGAGCTTGCTGGATTGCACGCGCGGTTCGACATTGCACCCGCCAGCGCTGTTGATCGTCTCGGCCGCTAGGGCGCGAACCACCGCTGAAATCACGTTTTGATAGCTCATTCGCCCTTCTCCTTCTTCATCCGATCCGATACGCGCATAGCGCGCCAAACGCACAAGTTGCTTGCCACGATCAACGCCAGCACCAGGAGGTGCGCCGCGCCATTCCAATCCCAGGTCATGCCACCGCCCTCCTCAGGTCTTTGAGCTTCTGCCTGTACAGGGCCTTGATGGCCTGCAGGTCTTCGATGGTGTAACGCTTGGCCTCATGAGGCCCTTCGATCCAGTCAACCGACTCTTGGCCAATACGGCGAATAAGCCCAAGGCGGTATTCCACGATGTTTCCTGAGAGCTGCGTATTACATGGCGAGCACTGCTTGTGCACGTTGAGCGGATCAAAGCGCAACTCGGGGCATGCGGCGGTCGTGCGGTAATGCCCGGCGTCATACTTGCCCTGGTGGTGCCGTCCACAGCTGATGCATGGCAGCTCGGCGTCACGGGCGCGCACCCAGGCATTGAACGCTATTTGGGTATCCTTCATGTGGTCCGCCCTGCTCTTCAGCTTCTCCTTGCGCACCTTGATCTCCCGGCGCTCGACCTGGGCCAGGGACTTGCGGGCCTTCTCCTGGTTGGGCTTGTTCGTCGCGGCGTCGGCAATCGCGCATTTCGGGCTGCATACGGCCTGGCCCAAGCGCGATGGGACGAATGAGGCTCTGCACTCTGCGACTCGGCATTTCTTTGGGCGGGGTTGCTTGGCTGGAAGACTCATGCTGCCACCCCGAACATATCCAATTGCCCGCCCTGAATGGCTAGGTAGGTCTGCGCCCGGCGGTGCGCCATGTTTTTGCGAAAGGCTGCACGCTCCAGACGGCGATCTGCGGGCCCGGCACCGTTGTGGCGCATGAAGGCAAGGTTTGATCGAGCACGATCCGACCAGAACTGACGGTTCGCGCTCGGGCACCGACTGATTTCCTCGAAAGTCGTCATGCCGCCACCTCGCTCAGCAGATCGGAGAACACCACGCCCTGGCCGGTGAAGTAGGCCGCCATGCGGTCGGTGTACTGGATGCCCTGGGCGCGGTTGAACAGACTGGTCACCGGGAAGCCGTCCGGCCCAAACAACTTGTGCTCACCCATCAGGGCCAGCTTTTCCTCATAAGGCAGGTGACGCATGACCCGATACCAAGCCGCCTGGAATCCAGCGTCTTCGTTCAGCAGGATCTGGACGCCGAAGTGCAGCTTGCAGTACCTCCGAGCGTCGGCCGGGTCGCCGATCTGGGTCATTTCCGAGATCCGCTTGTACATCGCGAACCACAGGGCGTTCTGGTCGAGTGTCCGGTCCTTGCCTGGGCGCAGGGAGACCACCACGTATTTCTTGTCTCGGTACATGGCGCTGAGTTTGGTAATGGCTTCGGAGAGCTTGGCCTGGCAGTTGACGCTGATCTTGTCGGTCATGGCTGCTCCTCTACGTCCCGGCACTCTTCGCAATAGGCAAGCCGCCCTGCGTGAGTCAGGTAGTAACCCGACACGGTGACGATGCCCCTCCGCTCGCTGTAGAACTCCAGATAGCCAAACTCTTCCATCTCGGCGGCCAACTTGGATTTGGTCTGGTATGGAAGCCGGCCTTCGATTTCAGCCGCGAACACCTTTTCCAGCATGTTGAAAATGCTTTTCGCCATACCGGTCATGGCTGCTCTCCCTGGGCCATGGTTGACAGGATGTGGTGCAAATACCCTGTCGCCACACTTGGCTGCCTTCCTGCGGCATCACACAACTTCTGCACGAAAGCAGTAGAGCTTTGCAGGCGTTCGGCATCCTTGCGCAGCTTGGAAATCACGGAAAAGATCTCGATAGGGAGATGCGCCATGAAGTCCAGGCTGCATTCCACAGATACCGCCGCACCACAGGAGGTCGCGCTATCGCTGATTATCTTGCGCAGCGCCTCGTTCTCTGCCAGCAGCTCCAGCGCCACCTCCCCAAGCGTCTGCTTACCCAGGAACTCCTCCAGCGCTTCAGAATTGCTCAGCCAGTCAGACGACGATGCGCTCCATGCGGCCACCTCGGCCCACAGCAGCTTCTGGAGTTTTTGTTTGTCGATGGTCATTGCGGCGCCCTCTCCACTTCCAATTTCTGGGCCTGCCGAATCAGCAGCGCCCGGCGATCAGCCAACTCGGTGGCCGCTTCAATCCGCATCTCCGTTTTTTTCTTCTCGCTGGCCTGACGCATTTCCATCATCGAGCTCTTCACACCTTCGAGCTTTTCCCGGAGTCCTGGAGCTGGGCGAGTTACCGTGCCGGTAAGCAGCCCAACGATGGCGCGGCCATCCTCGGTGACCGGTGTCACACTGAGGTCAGCCAGGTACTTCTGCCCGTGCTCGCGGGGAATTCGCTTCAGCTCCATGGCCTTGGTCACGGCCTGGATCCGCCGGTTGGCGTCGAAGCCAACGGAGACGTGCCAGTTGACCGGCTTGGCGTCTTCACGAGACTGGCCTACAAAGCGTTCGTACGCGCTGATGAACGCCATCCGCGCGCCGATCTTGTCACCCGCATCGAGGACAGGCTTTGCAGCGGCAAGGGCCAACTGGATTTCGTCGGTCAGCACCACGGTTTCGAACTCGTCGTTCGTGGTCATGGCGATGGCCCAGGCTTCGTCCTTTCCTGGGCGGCCGTCGGATGACTGAACGCGCTGGAGGATGTCGGCCATGGACAGCTTGCCCTTCACCTCGAAGCGGCATGCCTTCAGCGCGGCCTTGACGACGGGCACCGGGTAAACGCAAAGGTCTTCGGCCATCATCGCCGCGGTGCCCGGGTTCATTTCCTGGCCCATGGCTTCGGCAGTGGCGCAGATGGCAGAGGCCAGTCCGGCGACCTGCTGGTCGTTCATTTCAAAGGTATTCATTGCGGTCACCTGCTTGGCGTTTTGCCAGAACCAATTGGGCGGCCTGCTCCGCTGCGGAGAGGTTTGCCTCGGTCCGCTCCATCTGGCGCGCGGTCGTGCCGTTGATGCGCTGCCCGGTGACCCACTGGGTGTGGTAGCTCTCTGCGTTTGCCAGGAGTTCGTTGAGGCTGTGGCACTTGCGCAGAACAGCGGCATCGCTGGTTCTCAGGAAGTGCGCAGCGACGTGGTGAGCCACATCGACGCCGAGGCGGTCGACAAGCTGGCCCAGCTGCCCGCCAACTTTGGCATTCCAGACCGGCCAGGTGCTGTAGCGCTTGCGGTATGCCATGGCGTAGTTCGCCCAGACCTTGAAGGTTTTACAGCTCTGGTCCTTGGGGCCAGGCATGTCGGCGGGGATCTCAACCCGGGGCGCCTCGATGCGATCAACCACCAAGGTCAAACCGCGGGACTGGGTCGGCTTGCCCGACTCGTCCTGCAAGCTATGACTGGTACCCTGATTGGTATCCTGATGATTGGTATCCTGATTTGTCGGAGATTTTTCCGACCCTGGCTCGGATTTTTCTCCGACCTTGCTCGGAGATTTTTCCGAGGTAGATCGGATTTTTTTCCGACCCTTTGTTTCTGGTGGGGTCGGATATTTTTCCGACCCATCCTGTTTCTTGTTCCACTCGGCAGCCTTTTCAGTCAGGCGAAAAAGAGTGATGTTCGCAGTGCTGGACAGCTCGATCAGTCCAGCCTCCTCCAGCGCCTTCAGCATGCGATACGCCGTGTCGGGCTTATCGGTCAGCAGAGGCAACTCCTCGACGATCTTTGCCTTGCTCAGGGCAAAGAAAATACCGTCATCAGTCTTCATCGCTTTCGCCCAACTTGGGCAGCCGTAGACGAACGCGAACAGCAGCGCCTGCTGGGAGTTCAACCCCCACTCAAGCGCCTTCGCCTGGTTGATCGTCACGGTGAATTGCATATCAGGCCTTCCCGACCAGAGCAGCCAGCTCCAGAAAGCGATCGACGTACCAGTGAGGCTGCGTCTCGCGTGGGCATTGAGGGCTAGTGAGGTTCTTGCCGTACTGGAGGCCCTTCTCAGTCACGGACCAGAAGTCGACCATTTCCTGTTTGGAGTTCTTGCGCTGGAGCTGTTTGAGAAAGCCGTGGGTCGCCAAGGCATTGTTGAAGCCGGCCGGAGAGCAGCGGATGCCGTTGTCCTTCAACAAGGCCGTGACCGATTTGGTGGGCATAGAGGAACCGCCGGCGGCATCGGGCGCGGCGTCCACGGCGTAGCCCGGGAGAAACTTGGCGTCGAGTCCGTTATTGGTTGCGATCTGGGCGAGCATCATCATCTTGCTTGATGGGGCCGGCTTGAGCAGGCGGTCGAAGCATTCCAGGATGGCGAGCTCACCGACGATCTTGGAATTGTTCGGGCCCCGGGTGGAGAACTCGCCGGTTTTTCGAATGGCCGGCAGGACCTGGCCCACTACCCACTCTTCGAATTTTTCAGCGGAAGGCAGCTTGGACTTCATCACCAAGCGGTACAGGTCGCGCTCCGGGATGACGGTCATGAAACCACCACCCTGTTTCGGGGTAGTGGTTGCGGCCTTGCAGTGACGGGCCACAGCATTCTCTGGCTTGGAGTAGCCAAGTGCGTCGGCGACGTCACGTGCAACAAACCAGGGATCGCCAAGGTTGTCCGTGATTACCCGGACGGCTGCGCCATCGAAGTCGAAAGGAATAACTGATGAATCGCGCGACACGTTTTCTGTATTGCCAAAACGTGTCGTGACATATGGCCGGGTGTTGCTTGAAGTAGGTTGGCTCTGCATAATTGCGCTTCTCAAGTGTTATCGAATTAGCCGACCCTCGACCGTCGGCTTTTTTATGCCTGCCGCTTCGGGTCCGCTAATTGATAGTGCAACCCTGAAGTACACCGATTTGGGTGTATGAAAACCTGCGCATGCGCGGCAAATTTTCAGGCGACCTTTACCGACGCATCCATCACGTCCAGGCTTTGGCGGACATGGTTGATCTCCTGGCGGATCAGGGCCTTTTCAAACGTACTGACATGACTGTCTTCCAGGGCCTGATGCACGGCGATGGTCAGGTCGGCGACCTCCTTGCCTACGCTGATAAGCGATCGGGTCAGCGCTTGCGGCTCAGGTGCGGCCCTCGAAACCAGGTCGAAGCCAAACTCATTTGCCAGCGCTTGCAGCGGTCGCATGTCACCGGTGTGCAGCAGAATCCCGAACAGATGATCCACGGTTAGGTGGTGAGCATCGTTGTCAGGGTTGGCGCGCTGAAGCAGGCTGACGTGCGGAACGCCCATCTTTCCCGCAAGGGTCTTGGCTTCGTTGTCCAGGACAGCGCTCTGGCAGGCCCGCAGAAAATTTTCCATTCGTAAATCCTCAAAACTGTTTCCGTGGCGCCCTGCCAGTACGCGGGCGATCATTTGCTCAACGGGTTGGGGTGCGAAAGCAATGCTTAACTAGCGTGCTTCCACTGGATGTCCGGCAGGCACTCCTGTCGCGTCACCTTTCCGCCTGTTGCATGCTCAATCTGGATGGCGCGCTCGGCAGTAATGGAGCGATCACCTGAGATGAGTCGAGACAGGTAGCTCGCCGGGATGCCGAGGCTGAAGGCGAGGCGTTTTCTTCCGCCGCGCGGAAGCTGCTTTGCGTACGTGGGGAAGTCCATATGGATTTACCTTCTGGTTCATTTATGCATGAATTTACCATAAATGTTTACCAAGTAAAGGTAATTTCCCCAAAGGGAAATAAAGGTTCTAATGGGGGATGGATATCAAAGACATACGCAGGGCCCGGGTCCGCCAGATCATTGATCGCGATTTCGGTGGGAAAGATGCTGATTTCGCCGCCAAGGTGGACAAGCAGCCTTCATACATCTCGAGGCTCTTCACCGACAAAACTGAGCATCTCCGAAATATCGGGGAGAAAATGGCGCGCGACTTCGAATTGAAGTGCGGTCTCGCTCCTGGGTCGCTTGATCGACCATTGAGCGAGGGTGAGTTATCGGCAGCGTCTGCGACTGGAGCTGCGAAGCATCGGATCCAAGTCGATATTCCGCTCGCGCCCATTGAGACTTGGGACGACGAAACGCCCCTCGACGACGACGAGGTCTACGTCCCTTTCCTTCAGGAAGTAGAGTTGGCCGCCGGCTCCGGCCGGTTCGTAATTGAGGAAAGCGACAGCGCCAGGCTGCGTTTTTTCAAGAAGGACCTACGCCATAACGGCGTTCAGTTCAGCAATGCCAAATGCGTGAAGGTCGGCGGGAACAGCATGCTTCCAGTGCTGCGTGACGGCGCTACCGTGGGCGTGAACATCGGCAAGAACACCCTGAGCGATATCGTCGACGGTGACATGTATGCCATCAACCACAACGGTCAACTCCGTGTGAAACAGGTGTACCGCCTACCCACAGGGATCAGGCTTCGCAGCTTTAACCGGGACGAGCACCCGGACGAGGACTACACGTTCCAGCAGATCCAGGAGCAGCAGATCTCGATCCTGGGGCATGTGTTCTGGTGGGCAATGTATTCGAGATAGCTAATTCAATAAACTACGCAGGAAGCATGTAATTGAAAAAAAGCAACGCACATCTCGTTTTCTGGCTTGCGCGCAGGGCTAAAGATGAGCTTGCAAAAACCAAGAAAACCAACAGAGTCTCTTGCGGGCCAGTGCCACTACCGAAATATAGTGTGTTAAAGGCTCCATTCGAGTTTGATATTCTCACCGCAAAAACCAGAAAGCTTTCGATAATATTTCTTGAAAAGATTAGAACCGCCATTAACAACGGCTGCCGAAAAGTTTGGATTGACTTTTCTGAAACAAGAAAATTCTCCGCTGGCGCAACCATCTTGCTTTATGCTGAACTTTCACGACTGTTGGAAAATGTCGCTGGCTTAAGAATCCGAAGTACGATTCCAAAAAGCAATAAGGCAGCTCAAGTTTTGCAACAAATTGGACTGTCTAGACTTCTACGCACGAAGAACCGCACGGAGTGCCTTGATGGGGATGTAGTCAATTGGAGAAGTGCCCGGGGGCAGGGAGCGCTGGGCGAAAAATACGATGAAATTTTAGGGTTTTACGACGGACGTATCACAGAATCGTTACAAACCGAGCTATACACTGGCATCACGGAAGCGATGACTAATGCACACCAGCATGCCTACATCGGCCCGAGAGGCGACGGGATCACTACCGATCCGGACTACCGTCCCTGGTGGATGTTCTCTCAAGAGAAGGACGGGAAACTTTCGGTGGTATTTTGTGATCTAGGTGTAGGGATACCAGCCTCCCTCCCCCACACCAGACCTAGGCTTTGGCACCTTATGGACAGGTTAAATATGACGCAGGGAAGACAGATTGAGGGGGCGGTGAGGGATAGCCGAACCCGAACCAAGAAGCAGCACAGAGGCAAGGGCCTTAGGCAAATCATTGAAACCATAAGCTCTTGCAACGGCGGAAAAGCTCTGATACTCAGTAACAAAGGGTGGTATTCTATTAAGTCGGGCGTACCTGATTCCGGCGACTTTACAGACTCGATTATGGGCACCGTGATTTACTGGCAGATGCCTCTGCCGTTGAGGTCAGCATCGTGAGAACCATCAGCATTGCAAACGATTTTACGAAATTTCCTGCTGGGCGCTTCAAGGACGATGGCCCATTCAGCGGAGAGCTTTTCCGGGAGCGATTCCTCGCACCTGCGCTGAATTCCGATGAGCAGCTTGTGATTGATTTGGACGGTGCCAGGGGCTATGGGTCTTCGTTCCTAGAGGAAGCATTCGGCGGACTTGTCCGGCTAGGATTCCCTGCCGAGAAGGTACTTACCACGATTAAGCTAGTATCTAAAGATACTAGTTTGATTAGCGAAATCCAGTCGTACATAAGGGGAAGCCTTGGAAAATCCAAGCGCCTACACTAATTATTTGACACCCGCCACCGTAATCATTGGGTGGATAATTGTCAATTGGCAAAACAACAAAAGAGAAGAGCGCAAAGAATTGCGCTCCGCGCTTAGCGAAATAGTTGAGAGCATAGAACTATTGGAGGATGCCGCTTCGAGATATCATCAAGCGGATGAAAGAAACTCCATTATGGAAAAAGAGATAAATCTCAAAATTACAAGACTTAGTGCAAAAATCCGTTATTTGCGATTTGAAAGCCAACTTTTAAATAACGCCTTCATTGAACTTAAGAAATCTATTACTCTCGATAACTTTGAGACTAGTCACTTTTCCAAGCAAGAGCCGAACGCTGAAATTATCGAATCAATTTATTACTCTGCTGACTCTCTAAGAGATAGACTTGAGGAGGAATTCAGTACGCTGTATCGGGGCCCTCTTCGCTACAGGATATCCGCTTCTATCAGAAACTTTCTCAGCTCGTGCCGTCAAAAGTGATAATAGAGCAGCGTCTTGCGAGCTCCCCCTCGCTATTCTGTAGGCCGCACGCACCCTCCCCCTATGGCGCCGCCCCCTCCTCAATGGCATGCGCATAGAAAGCGCCCGCCTGCTCAACCAAATCCCGCCAATCGTCCCTATCGATGATTCCCTGCACTTTGAATTCGTCTGCCATCTTTAGCAGCTCGTCATACTGCTCCTCGGCGTCCATTCGGACTTCCGGTTCGTCCAGCAGCTTGTGCCAGGCCTCCAGGGCCTGCTCTCTACGATCATCACTCATGGCGTCTTGCCTCGGTAGCTTGTGAACCGGTAGAGACCAGGTCGGACCCAAGCGTTCAGCCTTCGCGACTGACGGCTCAATCGACGGTGGCCTGGCGCCATGAATGCTAAAATTCGCGCTTCAATACAGGGAGTTTAACGGTGAAAATTTTTGGTCTTGTCATCCTGGCGGCGGTTTGCCTGATCAGTTTTTTGATTGGCAGCGGTAATAACGGCATCGCCTTGATCGCGAGTATCGTTTTCTTCCCTTGCGCCGTTGCGCTGTATTTCTACCCGACGATCTGCGCCATAGGTGAACACCCCAAAGCCACACCCATTTTTGCGCTCAACCTTCTGGCGGGATGGACATTCGTCGGCTGGGTTGCAGCCTTTATCTGGGCTTTAAACAAACCATCACCCGAAGCTTTGGGCCGGCCGGAAACAACCACGCACGCCGAGGACATTGCTGCCACCGCCGAGACCAAAGATTGTCCTTATTGCGCGGAAACAATCAAAGCTGCGGCCAAGAAATGTAGATACTGCGGCTCCGACCTTGATCAGCAGCCCGCCTGAAGAAACGCACCACTCCCAGCCCGCCAAGAGCGGGCTTTTTTTCGCCCACAAAAAATGGAAGCGCTTCGGTCATTTACCTGACTCAGCGAATTGTTTACCAATTTATTTACCAATATGCATTGACAGGTAATTTCCAAATGGTAAATTTACCTCAACGCCAAGCAACAAGGCGCCAGGGCCTCAACAGACCCGCCGCTCTTTAACAATCCGCGCCATAAACGATTACCCGGCTCACGCTGGGAGGTCAGCCCCGGCCACACCTGTGGGGCGAGATGAAGTCAGGTGAACAAAATCGCGCTGCCACTACTGGCGACCGGCGATCCGATAGCCCCGAAAGGCTACCAACGCGCAGAACTGCGACGGCGGACGAGGTGTTGACCAAACTGGCGAATGACCCGGTAGGAGGCGCGAGCAAGACCACAGATTTACTGATGCCGCTTCTATGAGGCGGCATTGGAAATCAACGGAGGCAAGACGATGGAAATCACTGGGATCCAGATTAAGAGCATGCAGAACGCACAGCGAAACTACGACGCAATCATCCTCAAGTTTGGCGACATGCACTTCACCAAGGATCTTCTGTCCGGCCCTGGTGGAGATCGCGATATCCGCCGTGTAGAGCAGATGTCCAAGGCCTTCAGCGTTGCTCTCGACTGTTATGAGCCACAGCTGCAAGAGCGAATTGCAGAGGCCTTGAAGTAGCTATGAGCCGGTTATGACCCGGTTGGCTCATAAAGCCTCATATCTGGACCTTTTCACTGATGCCCATCCAGAGCGGTGGGCATTGGGAAAACCACCGAACATCCCCGACAAGGAATAACCCCATGCAAGCAAATCAACTGACTACCTACTCCCGTCTTGGCTTGACGATCAGCAGCCCTGACGAAGCTGTCGTGCTGAAGCTGGCGACACTGGCAATGGCAGTCGATGCGGCGCCGGCCACTTCTTCGGTTCCGGCCATCGGCGAGTACTGGCCCGGCCAGGGTGGCGTTTATGTTGGAATCCGCCACTACCCTGACGGACCTCACCACCTGATCGTCGGTACTGAAGACCTCGGTAGGTTCGCCTGGGGCGAATGCGGAACCGATACCGGCGCCACGAGCCGAACCCACGGCATCCTGAACACCAACACCCTTCTGGAAGCTGGTGGTTCATTCCCTGCCGCCGAAGCAGCAGCCAACTACACCTCTGACGGCCATTCCGACTTCTGTCTTCCTTCCATTGGCGAGCTAAACCAAGTGTGGCAGTACGTGCCGGACCTGATCACCGAGGGCTACTACTGGTCGAGTTCGCAGCGCTCCGCCTCCTGCGCAGTCAGCCTGGACTTCGTTGATGGCTATCAGAGCAACACCGGCAAGGACGGTGAGCTCCGTGTCCGCCCCGTCCGCAGATTGCCAATTCATTGATTCATTTATTGCTTTTCATCGCAGGTGAATCGCGGGGCTGCTCAGGTACGAGCGGCTAGGCCTGATACGTGCCGGGCGGTGCCGGCCACCTGCAACCCTTCAACTGGAGATCACCATGCTCCTACTGTCCCTGATCGGCGCAGCGCTCAGCCATGCGCGGCCAGAACCGCCTATGGATGACGGCCTGCCAACCGATCCACTGCGCGTCCACAGCGAGCGCTGGCGATGTACCAGCGGGGTCCAGGCGTTCTGGCGCTGACGGTCCCGCCCCAATCCTCGACATTGAGCAAAACCACTGCATCGAAAAGGCCCTCCTGTCCATTTGGGCCTTTTCTTATCCCGACACAACCCGAATGCACTCACCTCCGCGCCCAACGGCAACCAGCGGAGCGGATGAGTGCATTGCGAGTTTTGTTGAGTCAACACCAGCCACCCTGGAGGCAACCATGAACGCAGTACTGAATATCTGTCAGGCCATGCACGACGCGAAGTTGCCTCCTCCGGTCAGTGAGACGCAGGAAGAGGTAGCGCGGGCTGAGTGGCTGTACAACGCCGCCGAGGACCTGCTTCGCGGCCAGGACGTTAAGTTCCAGCGCCGGATGCGCCAACCCCAAGGCGTGACCGTGGCCGAGCTGGCCCTGGCCGTAGATGAGCACGTGAACGGCCGGCTGGCCGATTGCGAAGTCCACACCCCTGCCCTGGGCTGGCTCCTGCTCTCGCCCGGCCGACCCGACAAGAACGCCATTGCCGAACTGCTCGGGCCCAGCGACCACCCTTTGGGCAAGCTCGGGGAAATCGCGGAGGACCTACTCCGCCCCCTCGTCGATGACGCCCTGATCGCCCAGGCAGAGGACGACGAGCTGTGACCATGTCCCCGCACGTCCTCATCGGCGAGGAGCTGGAAACCCTTGAGCATCCAGAAACGCCAGTCAGTTGGTCGGTGATGATCCAGAAGACCCTCACTGAAATGCTGGCCGATGGACGCATCGACTGCGAAGAATTCGCCCACTACTGCAAGCGCCTAAACAAGATCGTTTCAGGGCGCAAGGAGCATTCATGAGCACTGCACCGGTTAAAACGCTGATCGATGAGCAGATCGACGAAATCGAGGCGAAGCTAATCATGCTGGGCTTCGGCCTACCCTTCAATGAGCTGATCGGAAAGCCCCGAGAAATGCTTGTAGCGGCGCTCCCGCAGCGGATGGCGGTGAGCATGAAGGGCGGCCGCATTGCTGTGAGGGTTCGGCTATGAGCGGCGAAGGCGCAAATAAACGCCAGCAGGCCCTAGCCAAGCGCTGCGCCAGGCTGCGACGCCAAGGACTCAGCCTGGGCGGCATTGCCAGCATCACCGGCGTTGACCGGGACAAAGTCGCAGCCCGCATCCAGCTGGGTGAAAGGTTACTCAGCCTGGAGCAATCGACATGACCAGTCGCCAGTGGGCCCGCCGCGTACTGATCTGGCGCGGATCATTCTCCGCCATCACTTTCTTCACTTTTCTGATGCTGCTTGGCGCCCTCGCCGACCGCGTCACTCAATAACCCCCTTCACAGCGCCCCTCTCCGGCGGCGCGGAGAACAGTCATGTCCGATAAAAACATGCGAATCTGGGATCTGGTCGACATGACCGACCCGAGTGCAACCAAAAACTTCACCGGCATGGGCGGCTTCAGAGGCACCGCCATCAAGCCGACCTACCTCATGCGCAAAGCCACAGAATTATGGGGGCCGTGCGGTGAGGGCTGGGGATGGACGGTGCTGGAGGAGCGCTTAGACGAGGGCGGCCCCCTTCAGGCTCCCACCAAAGAGTGGCCTGACGCTCCCCTCATCAACGCCAAGCTCCACACCCTCAAGCTTGAACTCTGGTACCTAGGAAAGGATGGTCAGAAATGCACGGTTCAGCATTACGGCCATACGCCGTTCGTGCATCTGCAACAGGGCAAGATCATCACCGATTGGGAAGCCGCTAAAAAATCCCTCACCGATGCCATGGGTAAGTGCCTACAGCCTCTCGGGTTTTCGGCGGATATTCACATGGGCTTGTTCGACGACGCAGCCTACGTTGAGACGGTGCGAGACGAGGTGGCTATTTCCAAGGCAGAAGACAGGGTTGCTGAGGAAGAGCGGCAGAAACAGGAGCGCCTTGACTACATCAAGTCTGTCGTCGAAACCATGCGCAGCGCCCAGACTTCTCACGAAGTCAAGAAAATCCATGACCACGCCGTGCGCATCTTAGCAGCCCGCAAGGACACCAGCGCCGTGCAGCGCATCAACAAAGAACTGAACGACCTTTCGCCTAAATTCGAACAGGAGTCAGCAGCATGACCGCCCTCTACACCATCACCGAGCAGTTCAAGGAGCTGGCCGCCCTGGCCGAGACCGCCGACGAAGACCTGGCCGTAGCCCTGCGCGACACCATGGAAGGCATCGAAGGCGAGTTTCAGGAGAAGGGCAAGGCAATCGCCATGGTCACCCTGAACATTGACGGCGACCTCGAAGCTATTCAGTCCCAGATCGAAAGGCTGACCGAGCGCAAGCGGATCATCACGAATCGAAAGGAAAGCCTGAAGGAATACCTGCGCACAAACATGGAGGCGTCGGGGATTACCAAAATCACCCACCCGCTTTTTACCATTACCTGCGGCAAGGGTAAGCCAATCGTAGTAATCGATGACGAAAAAGCGATCCCGGATGACTTTGTCAACGTCAAGGTGACCAGTGCTCCAGACAAGGCCGCAATTGCCAAGGCCATCAAGGAGGGCAAGGAAGTGCCGGGGGCCCATACCGAAATCGGAAAAAGCTCGATCAGCATAAAGTGAGGCCGCCATGATCAGTAACCACCTCAGCCTGGTCGAAGCGCATCGACCACAGGCAGACGCCATATCTGCCCAGGTCGCCCAGTATCTTGCGGCCGGCGGCCAGATCGAAGAATTGCGCAGCCCGCCGAGCAATCCCCTTCCTCCGCCCCGCTCCAACCGCATAGACCCGGAAACGGTCCTCAAACGCAAGCCGGCGCCGCTGACCCTGGCCGAACGCCGGGCGCTTCGCAAGATGGCGGAGGCGTTATGAGCAAGCGCAAGCCCCACAATATCAAGGCCAGGATAGAACGCTCCTGCCGCGCCATCCTCGCCACCAACCACGTGTGTGTGGATCAACATCGATCCCAGCGGCCGGCAGTGGATGTTCAACTGGAAGACCTGCAGGGTTATCCGCAGCCGTCAGATCGTCGATGCAATCTTCGACGTAGCCCACAACTGGACAATCTACATCAGCGGCATGTGCGTCAGACAGGACGGAAGCGAATACCTGAAGTCCCTGGAGATCGCGCCCAATGGGATGTACCTCGCCAGCCAGCTCACCGAAGTGATTGAGCAGTACTACACCGAGGTGCGCGATAGCTGCAACCCGAAGCACCTGGTGGCGTACGGCTGGATCGCCATCCCCAGTTCGGTATCGCTGGACGAGGCTCTGGCCGCGAAAGTGTTTGCCGCCGCCGGCGCCTGGAACCAGGTCAAAGCAGCGTGAGACGTTTCCGCACCCAACAACGCAAACGACAGACCTGGCTGGACTTGCCGGCCAGCAGGATAACGGAGAACTGCCATGGCTGCAGCTCAGAAAGAACGCTCAGCGAAGGCCGCGGCGAAGCGCAAGAGCCGCGGCGAAGAGGAAATCAGGTTTCACGCCATGGCCGGAACACGCCAGGCATTGGCTGAGCTGATGACCTGGTCCGGCCTTGAGGAGCAAGGCGAGGCAATCACGCTGATGATTCACCACCTGCACGGCCTTGGCCCGGGCGGAGCCCTTCCGTTGCTTGAACCTCCGCGACACGAATACGTGATACCCGAAAACGTGTCGCGGAAATTGAAGCTCGCTTTCGACCGCGAAACCATTCGCATCCGTCACGACGAATAACCCCTACCCCACGCTGCGCATCCGGTTACGGAGGGCGGCGCCACCCTGAGGAAAACCCATGAAAGCTGAAATGGTGAAACTGGAACACAATGGCATCCACTTCAAAGTGGCCCGCCCAAGGCTGGCAGAGATTGCAATCGCCGCCCTGTTCGTAAGCTCTATCCCGCCAGTGGCGAATGTCCCATCGGCAGCACCAGTTACCGCCCCGGACCTGGGCGAATACTGGGCCGGCCAAGGAGGCATTAACGGCGGCTTCGTTGCTGCTCGCGGTGATGTTCCGGCGCACTACCTGATCTTCGCTGCAAAGGACGTTGGCAGTCTTAAATGGGGTGGCCGTGGAGTTGAGGTGAAAGGCCTCAGCAAGACCGACGGCCACACCAACACAGAGGTTCTGTGCAACGACGATGACAATGAGTACCCGGCCGCGAATGCCTGCGCCGAGTATCAGTCCGATGGTCATCATGACTTCTACCTGCCCGCCGCCGCCGAGCTGTACCAGGGCTGGCTGAACTGCCCCGAGGTTTTCGCCAAGGACTGCTACTACTGGTCGAGTTCGCAGCGCTCCGCCTACTACGCATTCTACATGGAGTTCGCTGATGGCGGTCAGTACGGCGACGCCAAGTACAATGAGCTCCGTGTCCGCCCCGTCCGCAGATTCTTTATTTAATCCTTCATTCATCCGTTCTTGATCCGGCACCGGGGCGCAGCAGCGCCTTTTTTGTTGCCTTCGAAAAGAGGAAAGACTATGTCCGCAGCAGCTCAAGCAGCACCAGCAGTGACCATCCCGGAAATCGGCCAGCCCTTCGGCGGTGGCTTCTTCTCCGGCATTACCCGTGACCCGGACACCGGCAAGCGTTACCTGAACATCACCGCCAGTGCTGAGCATGAGCTGGTAGGTGCCTGGGGCGAGTACGGCGAGAAGATCGAAGGCGCCGACAGCTTCACCGACAGCCGGGCCAATACCGAAGCTATGGCCTCCGCTGGCAGCGAGCTGGCTCAGAAGGTCCTGGCCCTGGACATCGGCGGCTTCACCGATTGGGCGATCCCGGCCCGGGACGTGCAAGAGCTGCAATACCGTAACTTCAAACCGACTACCGAAGAGAACTGGGCCGGTCGGCGGGATGGTGACAACCCGAACAGCGAGCCTGTAGGCCTGCTGTACAGCGCTGAATCGCCAGCCCAGACCAGCGTCGAGGCTTTCCGCGAGGGCGGTCCTGAGGCGTTCCGTGACACCTGGTACTGGTCGAGTTCGCAGCGCTCCGCCTACTACGCGTTCGACATGTACTTCGGTGATGGCAATCAGCTCACCAACGACAAGGGCCTTGAGCTCCGTGTCCGCCCCGTCCGCAGCCAATTATTAGACTGATTCATTTATTTAATCCGGCCGCTTGCGGCCGGTTGCTCTTAAAGGAGATCCACTGCAATGGGAATGCATACAGAACTGAGCATCTACAAGGTGTCGATGGGTTTGTTGCTCATGGCTACCAACATGACACGAAACATACCCCGCGACCTGAAGCAGTCGCTTGGCAAGCGGGTGATTGATGAGTGCATCGACGTGCTGATGTTGATTGCCCGGGCTAACTCGACCCGGGACAAGCATCCATACCTGACCTCGCTGGTAGAGAAGGTTCAGGTCATCGAGTTCCTGATGCGGCTTTTCAAGGAAAGTCGATTCATCAGCGTCCCACAGCATGCCAAGGCTATCGAGGTCACCACCTCAATTGGCAAACAGGCTAACGCCTGGAAACGCTCCACCCCAACCGCGCCCGCCATCTGAGAGTTACGGCTTTCAGGTCTGTGCGAATTGAATCTGGTCGTGCCGCTGACCTTCGGGTCACCGCCATGCGCACAAGAGATACCGCCGGTCTAAAGCGTCCGTGTAGGTCTCGCGCAGTTTCCTCGCTGATCGGCTCTGCCTTCGGCTTGGCAACGTAGATAGCACGATAGGTCGCAGCGCTCCGCCTACTACGCATTCAACATGAACTTCGATGATGGCAATCAGAACAACAACGACAAGAACAATGAGCTCCGTGTCCGCCCCGTCCGCAGATTCGAACGTTGGCCCCTACCCGTTCAGCGATCTTGTCCAGGCCTATTACGACTGCCGACGCTCCAAGCGCAACAGCGACAGCGCGCTGGCTTTCGAAATGGACCTGGAAAGAAACCTGAGCGAGCTGCACGGCGACCTGATCGCCGGTACTTACCGGCCAGGCCGTTCTATCTGCTTCGTGGTCACCCGACCGAAGGCCCGGGAAGTCTGGGCGGCTGCCTTTCGGGACCGCGTCGTCCATCACCTGCTGTACAACCATGTGGCCCCGCGCTTCTACGCCAGCTTCATAGCGGACAGTTGCGCATGCATCCCCGGGCGCGGCACGTTGTATGCCGCAAAGCGCCTTGAGTCCAAGATCCGCAGCGCCAGCCAGAACTGGTCGAAGCCGATCTTCTACCTGAAGTGCGACCTGGCGAACTTCTTCGTCGCCATCGACAAGGAGGTGTTGCGCCGGCAGTTGGCCGCCAGGATCACAGAACCTTGGTGGTTGGCGCTCGCTGAGCAAATCCTGATGCATGACCCGCGTGAGTATTACGAGACGCGAAGCCCGGCGCACCTGTTCAATCGGGTGCCGCAGCACAAGCGCCTTACCGCGCAGCCTGCGCGCCTGGGCCTGCCCATCGGCAACCTGTCGTCGCAGTTCTTTGCGAACGTGTATCTCAACGCCTTGGATCAGTTCGCCAAGCACCAGCTCGGCGCCAAGCACTATGTCCGCTACGTCGATGACTTCGTGTTCCTGCATGAGTCGCCACAGCAGCTCAACGCATGGCTGGACCAGGTTGAGGCGTTCCTGCCCAGCCTGGGTGCCAGGCTAAACCCCAGCAAGACCATCTTGCAGCCGGTTGACCGGGGTGTGGACTTCGTCGGGCACGTCATCAAGCCGTGGCGAAGAACCACCCGGAAGCGATCCCTGGCCCAGGCACTGAAGCGAACAGCTCAGGCGCCCGCCGAGGATCTGCGCGAGACGGCTAACAGTTACTTCGGCCTGCTGATTCAGGCCAGCCACAGCGAGAAGGACCGGGCTGCGCTGGCCCGCGTCGTGCTGAAGCGCGGACACACGGTCAACGGCAGCCTGACCAAGACCTACCCGAAGAAGTAACCCCACAAACTCGAATCACGCCAACCGGCGAGGATACCCATGTTCACAGCAATCGATTTGTTCGCCGGCCTCGGTGGTTGGTCTACCGGCGCCCGCGATGCAGGCGCAAAAGTTCTTTGGGCGGCCAACCATTGGCCGGACGCAGTGGAATGGCACGCGGCCAACCATCCAGACACCCAACATATTTGCCAGGACCTGCACCAAGCTGACTGGTCGCAGGTGCCGAAGCATGACTTGATGCTGGCCTCTCCGTGCTGCCAGGGCCACACGAAAGCCCGCGGCAGAGACAACGGCAACCCGAAGCACGACAACTCCAGGTCTACGGCATGGTCACCAGTTTCGAACGCCGAAGTGAATCGACCAGAGTTTGCCATCATCGAAAATGTGCCGGAGTTCATGGACTGGGTGCTGTACCCGGCTTGGGCTTACGCAATGCAGCGGCTTGGCTACTCGCTGGCGCCTCATGTTGTGGACTGCGCCGACCTTGGCGTACCACAGCACCGCGTGCGTCTGTTCATGGTTTGCTCCCTCAGCAAGGCCCCTTTGCACCTGCAGCTGCCCCGCTGCCAGCACGTTCCCGCCCGCGACATCCTGGACTTCGATGCTGGCAACTGGAGCAAGATCGACAAACCCGGTCGCGCCGAGTCAACGCTGCTGCGTGTGAAGAATGGCCGTGAGCGCTTCGGCGAACGCTTCATCATGCCCTACTACGGCTCGGGCTCCGGCCTGACTGGGCGAAGCCTTGATCGGCCCATTGGCACGATCACCACGCTTGACCGCTGGGCCCTGGTGCGCGGGGGCGAGATGCGAATGATGTCGGCGGACGAAGCCCTAGCAGCCCAGTCCTTCGGACCAGACACCAAGCGCCCGGACAATCATCGGCTGACCATGCACATGACTGGCAACGCGGTACCACCGCTGGCCGGGAAGATCGTCATCGAAGAGCTCAAGCGAGCCGCATAACTCCCCCACTCCACCGCCCGGGCATGCCCCGGCAAAGGACATAGCCATGCCCGCAGAAAAGAAAATCGCTCCGAATATCCAGCTAGCCCTCGACTACTCCCGGAGCTTCGCCGCGGCCAAGCCCAATATCGGCTTGACCGAGAAGGAACACATTGAGGGGCTGGCGAACCTGCTGGAGCGGACCGCCGCCGAGAACCAGGCCCTCCAAGAACTGCTCAACCAGCGCGACGAAGCGATTCACGACCTGGAACAGCGTCGCCATGCAGAGCAGCAGGCATGTCAGGCGGCAGAGCGGCGCATTGAGGATCTGTTGCAGATTTGCCGTGGCATTCAGAACGATACACGTCTTTGGCTCATGGTTAGCGCAGAACTTTCGGGCCGTATCAATGCCGCCCTCAACCCCACCGCCGAGGCAGCAAGCCCGGAGCACGTCTGCCCTGGATGCAACTCCAAGGACTGGTCCGCCAACTGCGATAAATGCATTCCCTACTGAGGCAGAAAGCCATGAGTGACAAAATCAAAATAAAGCTCTTCGTAGGAACTGGCTTCGCGGGCTGTGCCCACAGGGACGAAGAATTTGTGGATCGCGCCGAATGGGAGGCTATGTCCGAGCAACAGCGCGAACAGTACTTGGATGACGCAGCGACCGACTACCTGCATAACTGCGTTGAGTACTCCGCTTGGGTTGAGGAAGAAGACGATGAAGAATGAAACTGTAACCCTGTCGCGGGAGCTGGTTGGAAACCTGCGTGCACTCGTAGCCAGAAATAATACGTCCAGTTGGTCTTCCGACATGCTTGGAAAAATTGACGTAGCTCTTTCCCATACTGCGCCGCCTGCTATGCCTGAATCTGAAGTTCAATGGCAATACCATAGTCGCGGGACCTACGGTCGCTGGGTGAACATCTCTCCCGAGGGGGCTCAAGGCGCAGTTGCAGAAGGATTTCAGGTGCGCGAGCTTGTAGACCGCGCCCACGTCATCCGGCTACAGGCTGAGGTCGAGCGGTTAAAATCCCAACTTAGCGATTCCGACCACTGCTATCGTCAAGCGCACGACACGGGCATCGAATTGATGCGCGAGCGTGACGAGCTCCAATCCGAGGTAGAGCGGCTTAAATCTGAGTCTTTCGAAGAGCTGTACAACACAGTCATTGACGAGCGCGACGCCCTACAAGACGAGCTGACCAAGGCGCTGGAGTTGCTGAACAAGCATCAGTGGGAGTGGCAGCCGCCAGGACCGAACGGTGAAGACGATGGATATAACTGCATTGAGTGCGGAGCGAATGAGCTGGACGGGCATAAGTCGGGCTGTGCGCTGAATGCTGCGCTAGCCCACCAATCCGCGCCAGCCGCAAAGGATGGTGAGTGATGGTCAGCATATCGCGTGATCTTCTGGAGCGTATCGCCGCCGAACTCTACGTCCGTGGAGCTGACGGCGCCGAGGCATACGAAGAACTGACATCCGTGTTGGCTGATCCGCCCGCGCCGGTAGCGGTGGCGCCTGAAGGCTGGAAGCTCGTTCCGATTGAACCGACAGAACTTATGATCCGTCGCGGCGACCAAAATTACAGTTGGAGCGTGGCGAAGATCTACAAAGCCATGATCGAAGATGCGCCAGCCTGCCTCGACGAAGTAGCCCGCCTCAACCCAATCAAGCAGTAACCCCCTTCCCCTTCAAAGTCAGCCGCTATAGCGGCAAGGAATCCGCATGTCTCAAATAAAGGAACGGCCGATCCCGTTCTCGGCGCCGATGGTGCGCGCCATTCTGGATGGCCGGAAGACGGTCACCCGGCGGCCAGTTAAAGGCGCCGGCCTGAAATGGCTGGAAGACTTCACGCCCGAATACGTAGCGGACCCAGCGAACAGCCTCTGTCCCTACGGCAAGCCCGGCGACCGGCTGTGGGTGCGCGAGACTTGCTTCATCAACGATTATCGCGAAGCCGCAGTTCCAAAGGACGAGCGCGCAGATTGCGAAATCGTCTACCGCGCAGATGGCATCCCGGACTGGGAAGGCGAGGAAGCGTTGATCCGGTGGCGGCCATCCATCCACATGCCGCGCTGGGTCAGCCGCATCCTGCTGGAGATCATCGACGTGCGCGTCGAGCAGTTGCGGGACATCAGCGAGGAGCAGGCGCAGGCCGAAGGCTGTTTCTTCACCGACTACGGCAAAAAGTGTTTCCACGGTGGGCACGGATGGAAAGACGTCGGCGATTGCCCGGCGGTCGACGGCCACCAGCAGCGCGAAGGCTGGATGTGGGACAAGACTACCAGCCATGAGCAATGCCTGGGCTCAGCACGGCACGCCTTCGGCAACCTCTGGAACAAAGTGAATGGTCCCGATGCCTGGGACGCCAACCCCTGGGTCTGGGTCGTCGAGTTCAAGAGGGTTCAGCCATGATCCCGAAAGCCCTGGCCCTCAGCGCAATCCTGTGGGGCCTTCTCCTCCTCTCTGCTGCATTGGTGATGTCATGAGCGACCAAGCCGAACTGAGTATGACCAATTTCATTCTGGATGGTTTTTTGGAGTGGCTCGCCGACGAGTGCGACCAGCGTCGAGAGTCATACACCATCTGTTCAACGCGAGATAAATTTGGCCGCTTCGAAATGGTTTGGGTGCAGACATCTTGGATTGCCTGGCAGGCCTCCCGCGCCGCCCTGGTGGTGGAGCTGCCAAAGGCCTACGACAGCGCGCCGCCGTATGCTTGCTACGAAGGCGGCTGGAATGACATGCGCGAAGAAGCGGCAGACGCCATCGAAGCCGCTGGAGGGACGGTGAAGCCATGACCGACTACACCGAACTGAAGCGGCTGGCCGAGGCTGCAACGCCAGGGCCGTGGTATGCAGAGAACGATCGGCACGAAGGGGCCATCAACTCCGAGTATCGCCATATCGGCATGGTTTCCATGTTTGCCCAGGTGCGCGAAGACATTCCACAGAACTTCGCAAATCAGGCTTTCATCGCCGCCGCCAACCCCGCCGCAGTCCTGGCCCTGATCGCCGATAACGAGGTGCTGCGCCAAGCGCTGCAGTCCATCACTGCCCACATTGAAGGCAACATCCGCCCCACCGTGCGCGACTGCGTGAACGGCCAAAACAACATCCAGGACATCTACGGCCACTGCGATCAGATCGAAGCGATTGCAGCGGCAGCGATGAAGGAGTCACGCCCATGATCCTCCCCCTGCTCTACATGGCCTGGCTGGTGTATCGAGGGCCCAGGCCATGAGCGCTGTTCTCGATCCCTGTAGCGCAAGCCGGATGATGTGGTTCGACAAGGAAGACCAGCGGGCCCTGTTTGGCGATATCCGCGACGAAGAGCATGTGCTGTGTGATGGCCGCGTGCTGAAGGTGGAACCTGACGTCATCATGGACTTCCGGGACCTGCCATTTGCTGACGCTACGTTCAACATGGTCGTGTTTGACCCGCCCCACCTGGTGCGTGCCGGCCGGGAAAGCTGGCTGCGCCTGAAATACGGGATCCTCACCGACGACTGGCGCGACGATCTGCGCAAGGGCTTCGCCGAATGCTTTCGCGTGCTGCGCCCGGGCCAGTTCCTAATCTTCAAGTGGAACGAAACTCAGGTCCGGGTAAGCGAGATTCTGGCCCTGACCGACGAACAACCTCTGTTTGGCCACAAGTCCGGCAAGCGCGAAAAAGACGCACTGGATCACCTTCATGAAACGCCCATAACCCCAATCCCCCTACAGCCTGCCGGTGTACGGCGGGCGAGGTATTCCTGTGCTCAAACAAATCGGAAAACTCATCACCGAACCACTACGCAAGGACGCCCACAACCGGCCGCTCGGCTGGCGGATGGGGATGCGCCTGAACCACATCCATAACGACCTCCGCTTGAACTACCCGCGAACCTGGAACGTGATCATTCAAGTCGGGCGCGCACTGATTTGCAAACCGTTTGGGCACCGCTGGTCACGCTTCGAGGTTGTGAAATACGGCGACTTCGGCGATTCGCGGACATGCAGGGTCTGCCGAATCAGCCATGGGCAGCATCGAGGAGTCGATACCTACCACGAAACGCATCGGCGTGGCGGCTGGAACAAGATCGCCAAGCCATAGCCCATCACCACCTTCTGCCGCCAAGCGCGGCATGGAGCAACACATGGCAAACGCCACAGCGGCAAAGGCAACAACCATCCCGCCGCGGTTCATCCGGTTCATGGATGCCCCCGGCTATCTCGGCATGTGCCGGGACGAATTCAACAAAACAGTCAGGCCAAACGTGCGGGAATTTCCCATTGGGAAACAAGGCGTAGCGTTTGATCGCATCGAGCTGGACGAGTGGGCAGACGCCTACATTGCGAGCAAGTCGATTGAAAAGGCGGCCAATCAGGACAACAATCCCCCTCGCAGCGAGCGCCAGGGTGAACTCAAAGGAGGTAAACCATGGCGAGAAAAGCGATCTCCGGTCTCTACCAGAAAGGTGGAGTCTGGCAAATCGACAAAGTTTTCAGAGGTGAGCGACTTCGAGAAAGCACTGGCACTAGTGACCGGCAGGAGGCCGAGCAGTACCTGATACACAGGCTGGAGCAGCTTCGACAGCAGAAGGTATACGGCGTGCGTCGCACCCGTACCTGGGAAGAGGCGGCTACGCGGTTCCTGATCGAGAACAAGGACCAGCCCTCGATCAAGCTGACGGCGCATCACCTGAAGCACCTTCACCCTTATCTCAAGGGTGTGCCATTGACTCACATCGATGATCAGGCGCTTGAGCCATTCGTGAAGGATCGATTGAAAGGAATGGTGTTGCCGTGCGGGAAGCAGTTGAAGCCGGTGGCGCCCCGCACGATCAACATCTCGATCGAGCGGGTGATCCGGGTTCTTTCGCTTTGCGCAAGGAAGTGGCGAGATGAGGAACGGAGGCCCTGGCTTGATTCGGTGCCAATGTTGACAAAACTGGACCTCAAGAAAAAGGTGCGAGAGCCCTACCCTATGTCCTGGGAAGAGCAATCAATCTTGTTCGGGGAATTGCCGTCGCACCTGCAAACGATGGCCCTGTTCAAAGTGAACACAGGCTGCCGGGAACAGGAGGTCTGCAAGTTGAGATGGGATTGGGAGATTCCAGTGCCGGAACTGGGTACCAGCGTGTTCCTGATCCCATCTGATTTCGGCGGGCGGAACGAGCGGTCCGGTGTAAAAAACGGGGACGAGCGGCTAGTGGTGTTGAACAGCGTGGCGAAATCGATCATCGACAAGCAACGCGGCCAGAGCAAGGAATGGGTGTTCCCTTACAACGGCACCGCAATGCATCGCATGAATGACTCTGCTTGGAAAAAGGCACGGGTGAGAGCGGCGAAACTCTGGCAGGAGGAAAACCTTCGCCCCGCTCACCCTGGGTATGCATCCATCAGGGTGCACGACTTGAAACACACGTTTGGCCGTCGCCTTCGGGCGGCAGGTGTCACACAGGAAGACCGGAAGGCTTTGCTGGGACACAAGAACGGCAGCATCACCAGTCACTACTCGGGCGCCGAGCTCGGGCATCTGATCGAAGCTGCGAATATGGTATCAGCAACCGACTCGAGGGGACCGGTGCTGACAATCTTGAAGAGGAAAACAGGATGA